AGCGCACCATTGGTCTTGTGGGTGTAAGCAACACCGGCCAGCGTCAGGAACGCAAGCTGGTCCATCCGGTCGGCCATGGCATAGGCCAGAGCGTCACGGCTGGTCTCACGGAAGTTCACCACGGACTTCTGATCGGCCAGGCGACCGGCGATGCGGTTTGCAAAGCGGAGCTGGTCGAGTTCAATCGTGATGTCGTAGGAACGCAGCGCTTCTTCGTTCCCTTCCAGGGTGTTGTCACCGGTCACACCGTCGCCGGTCATGTCAGCGAGCAGCGTCAGAACGGCGCGCGTACCTTTGTCGGAACGAGTGAGTTCGGTGATCCGTTGGATCATTGCGTTGGAACCAGAACCTGCAAACTGGTTCACGAAAGACATGTTGCGAGCAACACGCCAGAAGTCGCGACTCCACGCGGTAAGCTGTTCGGAAGTCAGCGACGAAAAGTTAGTAAGAGCCATGGTAGGCCTCCTAGATCCGTCGATGTGGTGCAGCAAAAACGCTGCGTTAAACTTCGTTTTCAGCCGACTTGTGGAGCGGCTAACCCGTTCCCCGTATCGTGGAGTAACGACTTAGCGCGTATTTACGAGGCGCGACCTCGGCATGTTTTACGCCGATGCAGGCGAGGACGTTTTTAACGTGTGCGACACGACCCGATATCGTACGGGCAGACGAATATGGCAATACTAGTAACAGTTTTGAATAAACACAAGCCTATCTATAACGCGATGTTTTTTTCGCAACTTTCTTAGGCTGCTTCGAAAACTGTTTTCCGGCTTTAGTATCTTTGCGCTTCTTACGAGAAGTCGCTGCGTATTCTTTTTTACTAAGTGCTTCGCGGGCTTTTTTCGGTAAGTACCGCTCACCCGTGGCTTTAGACCCTTGAGTGCTGGGCTTACCAGACTTGGTGCCCCACTCCTCCTTAGTCCACTTACGCAGGGATTTTTGCGATTTTTTAAGGGCCATTACTTTTTCTTCTTGTTAATCTTGCGGAGGGTCATGGCCAGCCGCGCCCTTTGCCCGGTTTTACCTGGCTTCTTGGCGGCTTTTTTGAGGTCTTTAGCTGGGATCTTTTCGCCTTTCTTGACGCCCATAGTTTTGCGCAGGGCGCCGGGCTTCTTAATAGCGTCTTTGATCCACTTCTTTTTCTCGGCCATTAGTCTCGATAGCCTCCGCCTTTAGCTTTATATTCTTTGGCGAGCATCTGCGCCTTCCTGGCACTCCACTGTCCGGGTTTGCCGCCCTTACCGCCCGCCTTAATCTTCTCAAAGAGCTGCTTACGCATGGTCGGCTTAGTGTAATTACCGGCTGCGTTTACTTTACTCTTAGTTGTTTTAGCGGGCTTTTTATTCACTATTAGTAGCCTTTCTTTTTAGCCATCTTACGGCTGGGCGCAGCTTTAGCGCGCTTAAGGCACTTGCCGGCTTTCTTACATTTCATAGGGCTGGGGCACGTTGCACAAGGTTTCATAGTGGTTCTCCTATCGCCCTCGCTTTGTCAGCGACGGCTTTGCACATGGATATAAACTGGTCTTGAGCGTACTTGTTTTTACTCATGTTGACCATGGTGTGTACCCACTGAACGTTATCCCGCTCATAGGGTTTTGTAGAGTCGATACGGTCAAAACTTGCTGTACAGCCGCCATAGCCCATGGCTAGCTCCCACGCAGTAAGAGCGCATTCTCCTGTGTAACAGCCGATAAAATCTTCGAACGTGATGTCCCAAGTTATGCCCCTGTTATTCGCCGCCTTACGAAACTTGTTATACAGCCTACGTTCGTCACCGACGGGGTTGTTTTTACTGCTAACACTGCAGCCCCTGCACAGCCACCCTTGGCACTCGCTTGACCTAGCGTGGTCTACGCGTGTGTACGCCTGTTCGGCGCCACATTTCGGGCAGTGCGATACCCATTTACCCTCAGCGTTTTTTGGTATGTCGACCCGCTTGTGATGAGGTGCGCATTTTCTACAGTGTTTACTAGCAAGCATCCTACGGATAGAGACTTTGTACCTGGATATACGCTGCATACCGCAGTTTTCGCAATTTGCGGTGTAATGCTCACCGTCATAAGAGATTCTGGAGTCCTGAATTTCCAACATTTAACCATACCTCGCCACTTAACATTGGCACCAGTATAGTCCATTTCGTCCTATCCGCCCAATAGGCGGCGCTCATCTTACCCTTCTTAATATTACGCGCATGGCGGGCTTTAAACGACGCCCGCTTTTTCTTCATAGCCTCAGACTCACCCGCTTTCGGTTTGCCGGCGGTTTTAGCCCCCTGCTCACCGAAGCGAATGGTCTTAACTCTATCACCCTCTTTGGCCACTACGACATGGCTCTTCTTGGGGTGGTTAGGGGTACGTTTAGGCTTGTTATAGCCCGATACCCCTGCCCGCTCCAGCCGTGGGTCCTTCTTACTTGCCACTTTTCTTCCCCTTCTTCGTCTTCTTACGGGTGTCGAGGACGAACTTCTGCTTCTGAATTGGGTAAGCAAGTTCCCATTGAGCCGGTTTACGGGTCATGGTGGTCTCCTTAGAGGATATCGCCCCTCAGACGCTTCAACGTGGCCTCTGGGAGGGCGTTGAACTCGTCCTCAGTCATGTTAGAAAGGTCAGCTGCGCGCTCTCCACGGGCTGCAGAGGACTCCCCAGGCAGCTCCGGAGGCTGCGACGCTGCTGCCTTAAGCTTCCTGCTCACTTCCGCACGCTTTTTAGCCACTTCGTCCGCCTGTTTCGGTGCCGCTTTGGTAGCAAGCGACGGTGCTTCGCCGGAAGAATCCAGACCGTACTCTTTAATCACGTACTTTGCAGCCTTGGACAGCGCCGCAACCGCGTTTTCACCCTTAACGATGAAGGCATCACGCAAATCGATGACTTCCTGGGTGTATTCTTCGCTGTATTCGCTGCTAGATCGATCAAAAACAGGGAAATTCGCCTCCAGATCAGACGCAGCCTGCTGCAGAGCGGTCATCTGCTGGTTCTGGGTGACCTTTTGCTCCATTTTCTGGCTGAGTTCGTACTCAAGCTGGGCCCGTTCGGCCTGTCGGATCTCCGCACGGAGCGCTGCAGCCTTCTGAGACTCTCCATCTAGCACCAAGTTCTGGTATTCGATCTCTTTTTCGGCAAAATCATACTGATCGGGAGCATTTTCCACCTGCTCCTTAGCCGCCATGAGGTCGTCCAGCTGTTTTTGGAGCGCTTTCTGCTTGGCGAGCACCTCATCGAGCCGTGATTTCGGCACCATAGGCTTCCTGGGCTCGTCTTCAGGCTCAATTTCAGGCTCTTCCTCGGCCTGCTCCGGCTCTTCAGCCTCGGCAACGGGTTCTTCTTCGGCCTCCGGCTCCTCTTCAGGCTCTTCCTCGGGCTCTTCAGCCTCGGCAACGGGTTCGTCCTGCTCTTCTTCCTCAACATCTTCCACCGGTTCTTCAGCCACGGGGTCCTGCCCAAGGCCAAAGTTCATGTCCAGACGGTCGTTGGCACCTTCCTCAAGCTGGTCGGCCCCCGGCATGCGGTCGAAAGTTACTGTCTTATCCTGAGCGTCGCTCATGTCAATCTCCTATTGATTACGGGGTCCGCATATTCGGAATGTTTACCGGCTGCGGTTGTTGAGGCTGCTGGTTCTGCTGCTTAGCAGCCGTCTGCATCGCCGTAGCAGCGATTCTAGTAGCCGCCGCAGTCTCTTGCTGCGAGCGACGGGTCTGGTTGGTGAGGTCTGCAAGCTCACGCCGCAAGTCGAGTTCCTGCTGCTTCATGGCCATCTTGCTCTGCAGCTCGGCCATACGTAGCTGCGGGCTGACCTCTGCGGTGTCCTGCACCTTGGAGATGTTGACCGCCGCTTCGGACTGGAGCTTCTGGACCTCTGCTTGCAGTTTACCCAGCTCAAGCTGTGCCTGCTGCATGGCCATCTGCGCCTGCATGGCCTGAACCTCTGCCTGCTCGGGCGTCGGGGGCTCCTGACCCGTGAGGGCACGGATACGTTTGGCCAGCTCCTGCTTACGAGCCAGGTGGCTGTACTCAATGATGGCATCGTCGGGGATAGCCACGCCGATCTGCCGCATGTTGAGCGCCTCGGCAAACTGCACTTCGTCGAAGCTATCGCGGGCCGGCGCCGTTGCTATCACAACGTCATATTCACCCAGGGTCAGATCGTTGACGATGCGCCCCTCAGGGGTCATCTCGTTGATGACCATGGGCTCACGGGGCTGGAGCGGGTCATCTTCGTTGGTGATCATGATGATCCGCTGCTCGGTGTAGAAGCTCTGGATGAGATCCAGCACCTTCTCCGCGAGGTAGTGCCGGGCCTTACGCAGGTTATCCAGCGGCACCTGAATCATGATGACGCCGCGATTCTGCTTGGCCTGGATGGCTACGCCCGACACTTCAGCGCTGTCCGATCCCAACATAGAGTCGTTGATGCCGCTGATGGTTTTGATGTTTAGCGCGGCCTTCTGACTAATGCGGTCGAGCCCCGTGGGAATCTGATTCGGCGGGATCTTGGACGGCGGTTGTGAACCACGGTTGTACTCAAGCACCAGACCGGTCTCGGCCCCATGCTCCTCCAGATCATCCGCTGACATACCCACAAGCGAGCCGCTCTCAACGACCCAACCGCTGTTGGCGGTAGTGTTGACGATGTGCAGCTCTTGGCTCGCGATCTTATTCAGCTGCTCCTGCGGGCTGAGCAGGTTACGCACCATGCCGAAGGGGCGGCCGCGACGGAAGTACGCGAAATAAGGAACAACTGTGAAGTGGTTGTAGGGCGACCAATCATCGTGGAGCACCACCTTGTCACAGGTAACGGTCCAGCGAACGCGGCGCTTCACCTTGGAGATGATATCCAGCCCATGCTGCTTAGCGAACTTCTTCGCCTTGGCGTCGGACCAGTTTTCAGGCACGTCGCGCTGATCCCCGGTAAGGGGGTCTACGTAGCAATCAACACGGTGCATGCGCCGGTGCTGTCGCTCAATGACCCGCAGCGCACGGACGTTGCGGTACTCCTCGTCGCCAGGGATACCGGCCCCGAAATAGTCGTCGGTCTGGTCAAGGTCGCCATAGCGCGTTTCTTCGTACTCGATTGAGTCGCGCCCGAAACTGTTGCCGTTCTCTGCGATGAAGCGCAGTTCTTCGGCTTTTTTCTTCCCGTACAGCTCTTCGATTTCGTCGAGCGTCATCCATTTGGTTTCAAAGACCTCGTTCCACGTTTTGGGATCGTAGTCCTTGGCATCTGGATCAACGAGGATGTCCAACGGATCTTTAGCCATGATCCGAATTTCGCCTTCCACATGGTCACTGAAGTCCATGCGAACGTCAAAGAATCCCCGGCCATCCATGATGAGACCGTCGCTGAAGACCTGCTGCTCGACCCAGTCGAGCTTGTTGTTATCTGCGACCTGCATGTACAGCTTAGTCAGCGTGTTAGCTACGTCGCTGTCGCCATTGCGCCGGGGCTTGAAGCGCACATCTGCACGGCGCGTGGACTGTTCCCCGAGGACCGTGTTCACGGTCGGGAGGATGGTGTTAATGGTCAGGGCAGGACGGCCCTGGGCTTCAAGGGCGGATAGGTCCGCCTCATCCCACTGATCACCGCGATAGTAGGCGTCGCACTTCTTGGCCGTCTCAATGTACTCAAGGTGACCGTTGTCACGGGCTCGGATGTATCGGTCCCACTGACGACTGGCGACTTCCTGCTGTTCGCCGGGGGTCATACGCTTAGCACTTTTAGTTATAGCCATATCACGCACTCATCGCTGATCGTTGGCGAGGCGTTTTACCGAGATAGTCCAGCCTGTCTCGCCAAGAAGGCTCTCGGACCACGGGCGCTTGGTACGTCGAAAACTCAGTCATCATCAGGCCTAACCACGCCAGTGCGTCGACTTGGTCATCATGTACCCCGTTCGGGAAACGCAGCAGCTCGGCTACCAGCGGCCCCGTGAAAATTTCATTGCGCGGCAGGTACACCATGCCCTGCTGCATCCGGCCCTGGATGGCACGAGCGCGTGCTTCCTTATCCCTACGCCCGGTTTTAAGGTCCTTGAAGTACGCTTCGTAGAGCCCCCGCTCACGAACGCGTTTCTCCAAGAACGGTCCAAGGGCCATCTCGATGTGCCCTTTTTCAATACCAATGATCGACGGTTTCCACTGCTCGTACAAATCTAAAATACGCTCGACCAGTTCAAAGCCGTCAAATCGTCCACGGACAACGTCCATGATAAAAAGTTCGTCGTACTCGTTTACCCCGATGACCATACCAACGGAGTAGTCGTTCCGGTCCTTTTTGCCGATGGCTAAGTCCCAAGCGGCATAAAAACGCATGTGGTTATAATCAATGTCTTCAGGGTCATAATACTGGATCATGTCCCTTGTGAAATAGTCCCCATCATCTGCTACGGGGTTTTGCTGGTAGAGCGCTGACCAGTCTCGCGGTCCGACCGCTCTTTGGATTCTGACAAGCGCCTCATGGTCATAACGCTCGGGGTGGAGGGGCTCACCAGCCCCACGAAACTCTTCATCTTCTTCTGCGATAGCCGGGTAACGTACGACTTCCCAGTCGTCGCCGCCTTCCGCAGTCGCCTTAAGCAATCGGCCAGCCAGATCATCATCATGCCACCTAGTAAGAATGACAAGAACACCGCCGCCGGGAGCAAGTCGCGTATATGCAGTCGACGTATACCAGTCCCAGTTGGCGTCTCGGTTGTTTTGACTCTCAGCATCTTCACGGTTCTTTACCGGGTCATCGATTACTAATACGTGAGCACCCTTACCAGTAATCCCGCCGCCAACACCAGCAGCAACGAATCCACCGCCAGAGCTGGTAAGCCATGCTTCAGCAGATTGGCTATCGGGGTCCAAACGGGTTTTAAAGGCGGTTTTATATGTCGGCTCACGAAGGAGCTGACGCACCTTACGGCTGAAGCCCATAGCGAGCGAACCGGAGTAAGAACAGGAGATAAACTCATGATCCGGATTTCGACCCAGATGCCAAGCCGGGAACGCAATCGACGCAAGCGTGGACTTTCCGTGGCGGGGCGGCATAAATAGCATAAGCCTTGGCGACTTTTTCTCCACAACATCCTGAGAGAATTTCTCAAGGCGGCGGCAGATATCCTTATGCACCCAACCAGCAGCGTAGTCAGGATTGAAGCGCTCGACGAAGGGAAGTAGTCGTTTACGCGTAAGGATTCGTAGTGCGAGTTCTTTTCGTGCCTTATCCTCAACGGATAGCTCCTCTTCGCCCGTGTCTCCCTCCACCGGAGCTGGTGGTGGGAGCGCCTCCACATCATCTGCCTTACAGTAACAGCAGAGTCCCTCTACCCCCTCGCTGAAGAGCGTCTCGGGGTGCAGGTTC